AAACTAATAACACAGGTGAAGTAATTGATAGAAATGAATTTATAGCTGAGATATTTATTAAACCAGCTAGAAGTATCAACTTTATTACATTATCATTTATCGCAACACGTACTGGCGTTTCGTTTGACGAAGTGGCTGGTGGGTAAGTTTAGAAAAGGAGAAATATAAACAATGCCAAATATAAATGACTTCAAAGCTAAACTTGCAGGCGGTGGCGCAAGAGCCAATCAGTTTAAGGTGACAATGCCTTTTCCTGGTTATGCCCAAGTTGGTGGAGAAATAGAAGAACTAGCGTTTTTATGTAGAGCAACATCTATTCCATCTATGGAAATAGCAAACATTCCTGTAAGTTTTAGAGGAAGAGCTGTTAAAATAGCTGGAGACAGAACAATCCCTAGTTGGTCAATCACAGCATATAACGATACTAACTTTAAGTTAAGAAATGCCTTTGAAAGATGGCAAAACGGTATCAATAATATGACTGATAATGAAGGATTAACAAATCCTGTTGACTATCAAGTAGATGCGTTCCTAGATCACCTAGATAGAAACGGTAATACTGTTAAATCATATACTTTAAGAGGTTGTTATCCGACTACAATCGGTGCAATTGCTTTAGACTATGATGAACAAACTGCAATAGAACAATTTGAAGTGACGTTAGAATATCAATACTTTGAAACTAACACCACTACATAACAAATTAATAGTTAAGAGGGGGAACAAAACCCCCCTCTTAAAACTATTATAAGTAGTAGTAATATATTATAGGAGATTATCATGGCTGAATTATTCGGCTTTAGTATTACAAAGCTAAAAAAAGTTAACGATCCAAAACAAAGTTTTACTTCTCATCAAGCAGATGACGGTACGCAAACTGTCAATGCTGGAGGACACTTTGGTTCATATATGGATATGGAAGGTACTGCCAAAACAGAGCAGGACCTAATTAGAAGATATAGGGAAATTGCTATCCACCCTGAGTGTGATATGGCAATTGAAGATATTATAAATGAAGCTATTGTTGCGAATGAATTGAAAGACGCAGTAAGAATAAATGTACAAGACTTACCCTATGGAAAAGATGTACGAAGAAAAATAGAAGACGAATTTGTTGAAATTTTAAGACTATTACAATTCAACACAAGAGGACATGACATATTTAGAAGATGGTATGTTGATGGAAGACTATACTATCAAAAAATTATTGATAGAGAAAGTCCTAAAAGAGGTATTACTGAATTAAAGTATATAGACCCTCGTAAGATTAAGAAAATTAGAGAGATCAGAAAGAAAAGACCTGATAATCCACTGCCTTCACAATTAGCAAATAATTTATCTATCATTGATGAATTTGTTGAATATTATTTGTTTAATGAAAGAGGTTTGTCTGGTACAACTGGTACCGGCGGTATTAAAATAGCACCAGATACAATTGCATTCTGTCCATCAGGTTTGGTTGATCAGAATAAACAAATGGTATTGTCTTACTTACAAAAAGCAATTAAACCAGTAAATCAATTAAGAATGATTGAAGATGCAGTTGTAATTTATAGAATTGCTAGAGCACCTGAAAGAAGAATATTTAAAATTGATGTAGGTAATTTACCAAAAGTAAAAGCGGAACAATACCTAAGAGATGTTATGGCAAGATACAGAAACAAACTTGTTTATGACGCAAACACAGGTGAGATTAAAGATGATAGAAACTATATGTCTATGTTGGAAGATTTTTGGCTACCAAGTAGAGAAGGTGGTAGAGGTACTGAAATAACAACATTACCGGGTGGACAAAACTTAGGTGAGATGGGAGATGTAGAATATTTTAGAGCGAAACTATATCGTTCTCTTAATGTTCCTGTGAGTAGATTGGAGGCTTCCCAAGGTTTTAATATTGGAAGAGCTTCAGAAATTACAAGAGATGAATTAAAGTTTACTAAATTTGTTCAAAGATTAAGAAAGAAATTTACTGAACTTTTCAATGATATTTTGAGAACACAGTTAGTTTTAAAAGGTATAATCGCTGAACAAGATTGGGCGACTATAAGAGATTCAATACAATATGATTTCTTACAAGACGGACATTTTGCTGAATTAAAACAAACTGAATTGTTAAGAGAAAGATTAGCATTAGCAAATGAAATGAGAGAATATATTGGTAAATTCTTTTCAGTTGAGTATATTAGAAAAAATGTATTAAAACAAAACCAAAGAGAAATAGAAACAATGGATAAACAAATTGTAAAAGAAATTAAAGATGGTATTATCCAGGACCCTACGGTTCAAGTTAACAACAACAATGATGAGGTAATTTAAAATGAGTGATGAAGTAAAACAATTTATAGATCAAATAGCAAACGGCGATAACGCTTCAGCTGGAGATGCTTTCAAAGATGCATTAAGAGCTAAAGTAGGAAGTTCTTTAGACAATCATAGAAAAGAAATTGCAAGTAGTTTGTTTAATGGAATAGAAGCTCAACCGCATAGTGACCCTAAACCCGAAATTGCTGATCCAGGAACTTTTAATAGAGATGGCAGTATATCTAATGATGGTGAAGCAGAATTAGATTTAACAACAGATGGTACAGCAGATACCATGGTAGGAGTAGATGTCAATGCAGGTGAGCAGAATAGTTAAAGAGAATCTATTAATAGATTCACAAAATTACAATAGTCTTTCGCCTAGTATGAAAGACGCAGTTAAAGACGTGTTTTTGTTTTATGAACAAACAAAAGGCACAATAGTAGAAAGATTTGAAAGCGCAATTAAAGAAGTTGCTTTAGTACATAATTTAAAAGTTAAACAAATAGAAGATTACTTTGATAAAGAAGTAATTGAAAAATTAGGAGAGGACAAATAATGTCAACATTTATAGTAAAGGGTAGTGTTGTAAACAACCCAACTCAAAACAATATTGGCCGAGCTCAATTTGTTAGACTTGTTGCAACAGGTGCTACACAAACAATCACTGTCACTAGTGAAGACAGTACGGTTTTAGGTGAAGTTTATTTACACACAGCTGGAGATACAGCAATTATTGAAAAAGCACCAGGCGATAAGTTAACTATGGCTAATGGTCATGCTGCTGCTGTAGGTTCACCAAGAAGTTAATATGGCTGATACAATATCAACACAGATTATAACTGATACATCTGGAGTTAAGTATGTAGTTAAACTTACAAATATTTCAGATGGTACAGGAGAAACTTTAGTTAACAAAGTTGATGCATCAGCAACAACCTTTATGACTGAAGATGGTAATAGAAAAATATCTAAAATATGGTGGTCAGTAAACACTAATAACAACAAATCGTGTGTAGAGTTAATATGGGATGGCGCAACAAATGCTACTGCGTTATTGTTGTCTGGTGTTGGTTATTGGGATTTACGAACTGCTGGAGACGAAATTCTAAACAACGCAACAACACCAACTGGTGATGTTTTATTGTCAACAAAGAATTTTGTAAGTGGCGATAATTATACAATTATTGTGGAGTTTAGGTAAGAAAAGTTATAAATATTAGACAAAGAGAGAGAACAAATGAAACTTATTTCCGAAGAAGTCGTAAACGCCGAATATCTTATAGAAGAAAAGAACGGCAAGAAAGAATACAAAATTAAAGGAGTATTCTTACAAGCTAATATCAAAAATAGAAATGGAAGAGTCTATCCAAGAGAAATCATGGTTAGAGAAGTGAATAGATATACAAAAGAATTTATCAATAAAAATAGAGCATTTGGAGAGTTAGGGCATCCTGACGGACCAACTGTTAACCTTGAAAGAGTTTGTCACATGGTGAAATCATTAACACCAGATGGCGATAATTTTATTGGTGAAGCCAAAATTATGGACACACCTTATGGTAAGATTGTAAAAGGTCTTATTGATGAGGGCGCTCAACTAGGAGTTTCTAGTAGAGGTATGGGTTCTATAATGAGTAGAAATGGTATTAACTATGTAAAAGATGACTTTTATCTAGCCACAGCGGCTGATATTGTTGCTGATCCATCTGCACCAGATGCTTTCGTTGAAGGTATTATGGAGAGTAGAGAGTGGGTTTGGGACAGTGGTATTCTTAAACAAGTTGAACTTGAAGAATGGAAAAAACAAATTCAGGACGCAAAACGAAGTGTTTTAGAAGAAAAAAAACTAAACATATTCAAATCATTTCTTACAAAACTTTAATCTTATAAATATCCAATACAAAGGAAATTTATAAACGTTTATAAATCAAAAAAGGAGATTTCTAATGGCCGAACAAAAAAATATTGAGGCGATAGAAGCAGAAGTTCTTGGAGAAGCATCAGCTAATCCTATGGCTGACGCTCCTAAAAAGAATGCTGCTCCAGCAGAACCAATGAAGTCTATTGGTAGTGCTGAAGACTTAGGTTCTGCGGTTGTAAAACCAACGGATAGCAATCCTGACGCATCAAAAAAAATAAGTCCGGTTTCTGGTGATCCTCAACAAAAAGCTCAAGGTTCTGCTGACGCAATGCCTAAGTTAAAAGAGGAAGAAGAAGCTGATAAAGCGGATAAGAAAGATTCAGAAGTTAAAGAAGGTGAGATGCCAAAAGCAGCTCTAGACGCTCTTAAAAAATCGCAAGATAAAAAAGAGATGTCACATGAAGACGAAAAGAAAAAAGATATGAAA